ACCTAAGATAGCCGCGCAGGGCGTGTGCATGAGTATGTGGCCGTAGGTTTCGCGGTCTCTGATTGATACCGTCCCGTCATGTTGAACGGCGGTGTCGGCTAAGTCCACGGGCTTGTGGCACACGTGGCAAAGGCTAGAGTTGTTGTAACTAAATTCTTCGTTAGCGAGAAGGCTCATGATGTTTCCTTAGTGTTTAGGGTGACTCGAACATGTGGTGACAGGACACCACGGACATAGGGGCGAGGGCTTGGGGTTCCACACATCTGCGGCCAGCGCTTGGTCGATGCGACCGACACGCTCACGGTATTCCCACCATGCAGGCTCGGCCTCGTCCACAGACATACTGTACTTAACCATATCGTTCTTGACAACAAAGAGTAACGCGGCTTTGACTTTGCGGATGTGCGGCATGTGCTTGAACACCATCATCGCCATGAGCTTGAGTTGCTCGCGGTCTGGGTATTTGTTGTTGCCGGTCTTGTAGTCAACGATCCAAGCTGTCAGGTTCTCATCGTCCACGATGATTAAGTCGGCTATGCCACGCACCCAAACGCGGGAGTCCATCCAGTCACAAGGCTCCAACCGACTGGTCAGCGCCATCTTGTGCTCGACTAGCTTGCGTCCGGGCTTGGCAATGAGAGCGTCAAGGGTAGGCTTGATGAACTCGAACTGTCCCGGTAGGGGCGTTCCATCGCGCACATAGTCCTCGGCGGCTTTATGCAGTTCAGTTCCGTATCGGGTAGCCTCGGTCTCTTGGAACGGGTAGTTCTTTAAGACCCTGACTTCTTGATAGCGTTTGGGACAACCTTCGTAATCCTTGAGAGCCGAGTGGCTCCACGATACTGGCTTCATTAGAACCTCGCTGATTTAATAGCTTTAGCTAATCGACTTGCGAAAGCCGATACAAATTTCTCATTCTTATACAGGGGGCTACCCATGTCGTGCAGTATGGCGTGAGTGGTCTCATGCCAGAAGGTATCCTGCATCTCATGATCGGTGAAGCTACGCCCCGAGACATTACTCTTGCGAGCAACCCTGATGCGGCCAGCCGTGTAGTCAACACAGCCTTGCCAACACTTCTCGAGCATTGCCTCAACGACTTCGATCGAATACCTGCGCTGCCCTATACGAATGAGCTTGGGCAGTGGTGTCATTACTTTCATGCTTCTCCTTAGTTCTTAGCTAACCCATACCTACGGTGCGCGCCACCGTCAGCGTCTAGTGGAATCCCCGGCATATACCGCGGCTCCATAGTCATTTGAGCTAAGACCCAAGTCTTAGCTTCTGCAACCTCTGCGTCCGGCACAACAGCGATCAGCTCGTCGTGCACCGTCCCTGCGATGTGATATCTCTTCGTCACACGCAGCATTCCGTCAGTCATCACAATGCGGGCTACCGCTTGCGTCACGTTGTTTGTAATCTTACCTGCGTACAACTTGGTAGCGTCTGGCCCGTATACCCACTGGCTCCTACCTCGGTCGTCCTTCTCTTGTCGCAGATTAGGATACAACAACTTCATTCCATTGGGTAATTCTATTTCACCTTTGCGAAATGTCAAACACTTATGTTTGTACACGCGTCCACCAGCCAGCGCTGAGACGATCAGGCCATTACACATCTCCCAGAAGGACGCCACAGGATGCGCGGTTGAGCGGTAGATGTCGATGATTTTCTTGGCCGCAACGCAGTGGACGAGCAGCTCTTGCTCGGAGCAGGTGTGCGGTATCTCCATCATCTTGACGATGTTGTCTTCCCAGTCTGTGAACCGCTCTAAGTACTCGGCATCCACCCCAAGCTTCTTCGCGAACTCTTTGGTGTACCTTTGCGGCGGTGCGCCCAAGAAGCCGACAAGAAGTTGCGACGCAAAAGACGACCAGCCCAAGCCGTAGCCGCAACCGAGAAGCGCTGACTTAGCAGACTGGCGTAGGTCAGGATGTGTATCTTTGGTAAGCCCCGGAATGTTGAACATTTGAGCGCCGAACGCTGCATAAGGGTCACCCCCAGCGCGGAAGATGTCAAGCATGTCGCTGTAATCCGAGAGCCATGCGAGTACTCGCGGCTCAATTTGCGACAGATCTCCGACGACGAGGTGGTGGCCCTCGGGAGCCATAATTGCTTTGCGTAAGAAGCTGCCCCGCTTGAGGTTCTGCATGTTAATGGCACTGCCCTTGCTTGCCGTCCAACGGCCCGATAGTGCTCCGTAGTAAGAGAGTGGAACTGGTAAGCGGCCTCTCTTAGCGATCTCCAGAAACCGTTGTGCACGCGTTCTTTCGGTCGTAGACTTAACCGCCAAGCGAGCTTCGCATAGAAGGGCAACCTCTTCGTGCTCCCCGTTGAGTAGCGCTTGGAAGTGGGCGTCGTTTTTAGCAAGCGCAAGTGTTCGTTTGCCGGTTGTCTTACTGGTTTTATAGGGCGGTGCAGCTCCCAAGGATTCGAGTAGCGCCGCAAATTTTGGATTCGATGCAAGCGCAGCCTCATCCACGCCAAGTTTTTGTAAGAGTGATTCACGTTTTTCTTTCTCCTCTGCGATGGCATTAACTAGCATGAGTTGGTCAAGCTGCAACGTGGGTTGCGTATACATCTTGAGCGTCATGTCGATGAGTCTGAGTTCGGATGAGGGGTAGCCCTTGACCAAGTTTTCAAAGATCCGCTCACACAGGAACACATCGTGCTTGCAGTAATCCGCAAGCTCAAGCTCTAACTCCGCGCCCAGTTCGGCCACACCGTCGGTACTGTGTACGGCTCTCCCCTTTTCGGGAAGACCAAAATCGTTCGCAAGTCTGGCGAGACTGTTGCCAACCTCCACGCCTCGTAAAGCTCGCGCCATTGATAGCGTGTCGAATATAAAAGCGGGTCGGGCGTTATACCGCCAAGAGAGTATGGAAACATCGAACTGCGCGTTATGCGCAAGGACGGCGGTTCGTCTCCAGTCGATTCCAAAAAAGAACTCAGGTAGGTCTGCTCCTCCAACCCATCTAATGTCTGAATCGCTTCCAAGCTCATGGATACACGCCCCAAATGCTTTAAACCTCTTGTCACGAATGTACTCCTCAGTGGTCATTTTTGAGAGCGTGTAGTCCTTGCTTGACCAGCGTGTCTCAAAGTCGATGGTCAGGATGGTGTCGTATGGGGCGGTCATTGCATCGGCCCCTCGTATTTATGTAGCAGTTCAGAAGATACCTTTGCAGCCATCAGGTTTGCGATGAGTTCGAACGACTCTTCTTCGTTAGCGTTGACGCTGAAGAAGTCCAAGCGCCCACTGCCGGGGTCGCTGAAAATAGCAACACCCATGCGCGTGCTGTCCGGCTGTGAGCATTGCAGTATCTTTGTGATGACGTGTTTCAACTGCTGCACCTTATGGCTGTCCAGTTTCGACATCATGTGCTCGTATTCTTCTAACGATAATTCTTCTAGCATTTAATAACTCCTCAAGGTTGTTAACATTCTCTTCATTAATCACGAGGGCTATACCCCCGGCATCATTGATGCGTTTTAACTCACGCTCTTGAAGCGCAGTGGGTTTGTTCTTACCCGCCTTACATTCAAGCGCGAAGAGACGGCCGTCAAGTTTGCACCCAACGATGTCTGGTATCCCCGCTCGGCCAAAGCCGTTGGCGGGAGGCATAAAGAAGTAGTAGCCCAGTTCAGTGAGCAGCTTCTTTGCTTTTGCTTTTACTTTTGCTTCTGGTGTCATCTGGTTTAGGACAGCTAGGTGGGACTTCAACGGCACACCATACAGCAGCCATCGGTGCGTTACGTAATTTAACCCAACGATCTACATAGGTATCGACCATAGCTCGCAAGGCAACTTTTATTGAATCGTTCTTCACGCCCAATGCTTTAGCTATCTCGCTGACCATAAGTCCGTCAGGGTTCTGGTGTAGCAGTGCCCGAATTGCCGCGTGATTTGATTTCCGCATTGAGTGCCACTTCCTTTTTCCAAGCGTTATGTAGTGCTGTGTTGAGTTCTTTTAAGACGACCAGTTCATCTGCCGTCTCTCGGGCAAACTGTTCAAGCGTCTCACGGTTCCACGTTTTGAAGTCTGTCTTCAAGCGCCCTCCTCCTCGAGGTGTTTATCCATCTCCGTAAAGAATCGTTCACGGCTCTTCTTGTCTTTGATGAGCAGGCCAATAAATTTCCTATGTGATGTCTCTTGCTCACGATAAACAATACAGAACACAGTGGCTAGGATAGCCCATGTTAATAAAAAGATGTCTGCAAACGTAACTTCAATCATGTGTTTTTCCTCTTGTTAATACCCGTCATAAACCCTTTGTCCCATGCCTTCGCCCAGCAAATGCACCACAGGTCGTAATAACCACGGTTGAGCGGGAAGCCAAAGCCTTCTTCTGAAAACATGGCCTTCACATCTTTGCGCTTTATGAACGACTCCCAAGAACTGTCTCGTTCACGGTTCATCAGTGGCACATCATCAAACAGTCCTTCACTCATGTGTTCTTCTCCTGCGCTGCTTTCAAAATTGACCGAGCAAAATCAATGATGCGGATTTCGGTCGAGGCGTATTTAATGGTCTTATCCCAAATTTGCATAATCTCTTCATGCGATAGGTCAATCCATTCAGACTTTGCATCCAAAGATTTGCCTGTTATATCCAGCAGGTTTTTCAGGCGATGGAGTTCCATCTCAACGTCTTTGAGTTTTGAAATTGCCTCAAATGTTTTTTCGTGCTTCATCCCGCATCTCCTCAAGTACAGTTTTGAATTGGTTGTTGACAATATCCAGTTTCAACGTTTCTAAAATACCAACTACATGTGATGCTGGCAAAGTACCGTTGTATTTCATAACAATATCAAATAATTCGACCATCAATGTACTAGCGTTCATGTGTTCTTCTCCTCGGCGTAGCCGTTCTTTTGCTTGAGTTTGGCTTCGATGGCTTTGGCAAAAGACTTGGCATCAACACCATCCCAAGGGATTTCATCATCATCTGTCAGCCCAACCCATTCACGCTTCTTTAGGCGCTCTCTTGCGGCGATTGCCCTAATAAACATTGACATGGGGTGCGTAACGGGATACGCAGATTCA